AGGAAGGTGCCGAGAGCAAATCATCCGTAGTCGAATAGCAATATTACTGCCCACTCAACAGGTCCTTCTAGGAACAAAGGTAAATAATATATATTAATTAACCAAAAAAATCATGACTGCCTTTAGTCCGAGCCTAAAAAGCATCGGCTAGTACAGTCACTAAGCGAGGTCCAACTCTTGCGTCGCAAGTTTATTCAACCAAGCCTAAGACAAAGGTATCAAAAATAACATAATTAACCAAATTAATAAGCTATGGGAAGAAATGCTGGAGGCGTTATAAATATTACTAGAGGAGGTGGTAGTGGTAATGCAAAGATTGTTATTACGGCTATTGAGAACTCTAGAAGTATTGACTCTATCAAAGACAGATCTGTTGTTAAAGAATTAGCAAGGGGGATCTCCCGTTTTGAGTCTGTTCTTGGTATCAGAGAAAGAGAGATTCGTATAGCGGATTTATCGGGCATGAATGCTTTAGGTGTAACATGGGTGTCTAGAAAAGATGGTAAAAGTGCTGGTATTCTTTTAAACGAAAAGTTCTTTGATCGTAAGAAGAAGGATATAATTGCTGATGTAAAAAAAGATCATTATGATTCTGGGTTTAAAAATAGGACTAATGCTCCTCTCCAGCACACAATTACTCATGAATTGGCACATGCTACATGGAATGCTGGGATGACTACTAACGCTGCCAAAGGTGCTAAAAGGGAGATAAAAGCATTATATCAATCTTGGCTTAAGGATGGTAGAAAGAAAGGTTATGGGACCTATGGGACTAAGAATGTCTCTGAGTTCTATAGTGAAGCTATCACAAAGGCAATACATGGCACATCTGATAAATACACAAAGAAATTGATTAAAATAACAAGAAAATACGGACTATAATTGTATATTTGAACATAATAAACTATAGAGTAATGAAAAAGATTGAATTAACATCAGAAGAAATTGAGATTATTGAAAGAGATCTCAGAGATGAAATTCCTGCGTTTGGTGCGACTCCAAGAGAGGTAGAAGTTATCTCGAAGTTCCTCAAAGATGCTAAGGATGCCTGTGAGGAAGAAGATGCTTATGATCAGATAGACGAAAGTCTCGAAGAGTGGTACTTCAACAAGTTTAAAGCTCAAGGGATTGAGTAGCAACAATAATCTACAGGGATGAAAAAGATTGAATTAACCGAAATTGAAAAAAGAGTCATTCAGCAACAGATAGCAGGGGAATTTGACCGTGTTTTTGCGCCAGATGACGACAAGAAAGCATTAATGTCAGTAGTCGATAAGGCGGAAGCTCTAATGGATGAACTGGATGCTTACTATGATATTGGCGATAGCCTCATGGAGTGGTTCTGGGGAAAATACCAAGAACAGGAGAAAGAATCATCTAATGCTTAACCCCTTTCAATACTAGCATAGAGAACCAGGTCAACTTCCTGGTTTTCTTTGAAATTTAAGTGTGTTTGACAAACGCATGATATATATATATATATTGATGTGAATAATAATTAGTTGATATGGGACGACAAGCAGGAGGGGTGTTAAAGGATGGATCAAAAGTCCCTGTAGATTATTACGCGCGAGCTAAAAAGTTCAGAAAACTTGCATTAAAGAATGCGGAAAAATATAATGGAGCTCCTTTGAGGATTAGTATTAATAATGGTGTAATAGGGACATTGGAAGTTAGTAAAAGTGATATTAAAACTATCGTTTCTAAAAATACAGATGATAATAAATTTAATGCTTGGAAAAACGAATTGGCTTTGGATATTGTTTCATGCATTAAAAAATCAAAATATATAGGATCTGCGCTTCCTAAGTCAGGGAAACATCCAGAAGCTGAGTATTTTGTTTACTACGAGCGAAAGAAGAATGTAAAAGCTATTATTTGTTTAAGAAAGATGAAATCAACAGGGATATTCAAACCGTATGCGATAATTAATGAAAAAATGTTTCAGCACGACATAGATTTAGTGAAATAAAAAACCTCAGCTATGATTTGCTTACCCGATTACGGAGCTACTCTTTCATAATTGAGGCTTTGCTTATGTCAAAAAGATACGTATCGCCTATATACCAGGTTGCGCATCGTAAGGTCCCTCTACCGCCGATTGGAGGTATATTCAAACTGCTCTGGTTGCCTTCCCACATAATTTGACATTGCAAAGGTAATTAAATTTTATTATTCAAAGCAAACTACATTAAATTTGCATGTAATGTGTGTTTGATAAACACATATGAAATGTATGTTGATAAACAACACGAAAACAACACGAAATGTTTGAAAAGGACAATAAACATGGGAATCGTTTCTCTTCTACGAATCAGCCGAAAAAGAATGGGCGAAAACCTAGTCAGTATAAACTGATTAAGGCGATATCCGGTAAGAAGGTTGAGTATGAGATGGAGCAGGGTGACTATAACAACGTGTGTAGGTTTCTGCTTGAGCAGGATTTCGATACGCTAAAGGAATTGTACCAGAATCCAAAGACTCCAAGTTGGATCCGGACACGAGTAGCCGCAATGATAGAGGATGTCAAGAGGGGTAGAACAAATACTGTTGAGATGTTGTTTGACAGGGTGTTTGGTAAAGCAATACAACCTATTCAGGGTAATATAACGAATACTAATGTGCCAGAAGCAGATGATATGACCGAAGAGGAACTTGATGCAGAACTTGCAAAATTGGAATCACAACTTAAGGACTAATGGTAATGGATAGGAAACATATAAAGCAACGCAAGTTGCAGTTGTTGAGACAGAAACTCAAGAACGGTGCCAAAAATAGATTGGCTCTGTTTCTTAATTATACAAATCCTGCATATGATCGTCAGTGGTTTCATACATTGATTGCCAATAAGTGTCAGGAATTGTACGAAGGGAAGATACAAAAGTTGATGATATTTGTTCCACCGCAACATGGAAAAAGCGAAATTGTCTCTAGGCGTTTCCCTGCGTGGGTTTTGGGACAGAGTCCTCACTACAAAATAGCCGGTTGTTCTTATAGTTCTGACCTAGCAGAAGGATTCTCAAGGTCTATTCAGCTTACGATGGACAGTCCAGAGTATTTGTCTCTGTTTCCTCAGAGTGCATTGCCTCAGCGAGGTGGAGGAGGATTGATTCGCAACGTCGATTTCTTTAATACTCAAGCTGGAGGATTTTATAAGGCTGTCGGTGTTACAGGTGGTCTTACTGGTACTCCTGTTGACCTTGCTATTATCGATGACCCTGTAAAGGATAAGTTAGAGGCATATTCCCAACAGTACCGGGATAGAGTATGGGACTGGTACACGGATGTTCTTCTGACACGTTTGCACAATGATAGTAAGCAGCTGCTTATTATGACAAGGTGGCATCCTGATGATTTGGCAGGGCGAATACTCAATAAAGAACCTGAAGGGTGGACTATTGTTTGCCTTCCTGCGATAAAAGAGGATGATGATAATCCTGATGATACGAGAGAGATTGGTGATGCATTGTGGCCACAAAGACATAGTCTTGAAAGGTTAAAAGACATGGAGCAGAGGTCTCCAAGAACCTTTGCTGCTTTGTACCAACAGCACCCATCCATCCAAGGAGGTAACATCTGGATGAAGGATTGGTTTAAGATTATCAGTCAAACTGCTTTTGCTGGAATAAAGCGCAAGGATATTCCTGTGCATTTCTTCATTGATACGGCATACACAAGGAATACAGGCAACGACCCATCGGGTGTATTAGCGGCATGCCGAATAGGGAACAATATGTATATCATGGATGCGGTCAGTGTTTACAAGAACTTCCCAGATCTAATCCGCTTTGTTCCTGAATATGTTATGGCCAATGGTTACACGGAGCAGTCAACAGTGAGGATAGAACCAAAGGCTAACGGCATTTCAGTTGTAGACCAGCTCCTGGAGGAAACAAATTTGAATGTAGTTCAGACTCCGCCTCCAACTGATAGCAAAGAGGTTCGTGCCAATGCAAATAGTGCTAAAGTGGAATGTGGACGTGTCTACTTGGTTGAGGGAGAATGGAATGAAACTTTTCTTTTTCAGGTCTCTCAGTTCCCTGCTGTGGCACATGATGAATTTGTGGATATTACCAACTATGCGATAGATTACCTAATTAACGATAATATAGAAATCCCGGACAATATCGAGGATATCTTGAACCCTGGGATATAACATGAAAGGACACGGATATGGGACTATTAACTATTGTTTCAAACGAAGTTAAAGCTGCTGTGGGTTATCAGCAGGATTTTGAACAACTCTTGGCAAATAAGGATGTGACAAGAGCCCTTACATTTATGAATGATCATTCGGCCATGGCCTCTGAAAATCTGACCAAATATCAGACATCAACCCATGAAGTGATGGCTCGAGAAGATCGCCCTGTTTATGACAAGAAGGGCAACTTCCTCCGTTGGACAAAACGGTGGAAAATACCGGTATCATGGCAAGAGTACATCAACGAGATAGCTCTTGTTTTTCTGTATGGTAGGCCTGTCAAATGGAGCCAGGGTTCAGAGGGAACAGATGAAGCATTTGAAAATTATATCAACCTGTTAAAGGAAATTCGCTTTGATGCGGCTGTTAGGCAATGCAAACGTTCTGCTGGGGCAGAAGGTATCAGTGCAATTCTGTATCATGTCTATCAGAAAGATGGTAAGCCTAAGTTGCTCCTGAAAGTCTTGAGTAAGAAAGATGGAGACGATATCTACACCATCAAGGACCAATACAATCGTATTACCTCTTTTGCTTGGGGTTACAAACTGACAGAGAGTGGGAATAAAACTATTCAGCATATAGATATCTACACCAAGGGTTCTATATATCAGTGTAAGAGGGGCAATCGTGGTTGGGAAGTTATCGTAAAGGAAAATCAGATAGGAAAGATTCCTGCGCTGATTTTCGAGCAAACGCCTGAATCAGAATCTGTGAATACGATGTGCGATAGATACGAGAACCTGGGAAGTGTCGATGCTGATGTAAACGACAGGTTCAGCAATCCGGCTATGGTTGCGACAGCAGAAGTGCTGAACAATCTGCCAAAGCAGGAGGAGGAAGCTAAACTTTATATCCTGAAAAATGGTGGTAAGATTGAATACCTAACCTGGAACCAAGCGAGCCAAAGCAAGCAAGACGAATATACACGTCTGGAAAAGAATATTCTATCCAAGTCCTTTACTCCTGATATCTCCTTTGAGAATACGAAGGCATTTGGAAATATGAGCGCAAAGGCTATTCAGAAAGTATTTCTTCTGGCTACAATTAAGGCCGAAAAACGGAAAGAAACCCATGATGAATATATGAATCGTCATGCTAGCCTGATGAAAGCTATTATGGGCAATGTGCTTGACTACCGGAATAATGTTCAGTATGAGAAACTGATTCTAGATCATGAGTTTCAATCACCTTTTGGAGAGGACGTCTCAGATATGCTTAATGATGTGCTTAAACAGCATGGAGCAGGGGCTCTTAGTCTTCAGACAACTCTAGAGCTTAGTTATCTGGTTAAGAACGCGAAGAAGGAATACGAACAGATTCAGGCAGAGAACGCTGAAGCCTTCGAACAGCAACAAGAACTTATCAAGGCTCAAACAATGCAAGATGCTTTTGGCGCTGCGGAGTAATGAAACGTCAAAAGGAAGTGTTTTATATGATATGGGATACAGAGAAACAGTGCTTTGACTCTCTGGATCCCTATTTTGAATTTGATGATGCTCTTGCTGTTTGTGAAGAACGAAATCATAGCATACAGAGCATTGAATATGTTGATGAAGGGAATATTGAATACGTTGATAATCTCCCGGATGTATTTGAAGTTCGTAGAGTGACGGCAGAAAAGATAAAGTAACATGGCTAAGTTGGATTATGATAAACTTCAGAAGGAATTGTTTAATCGCACGGAAGGTTATGCTGCCTCCGTGCGTAAACATTACCTGTCTGCTTTCAATGAGATTATTGAACTAGTTAAGAGAACGGAACTTGAAGAAGACAAACCCTTCAGTTTCTCTGAATATGGTTATACAGATGATGTTCAGCCAATCTTTAGGAATATGTATAGTAGGATCTATCAGACTATCCGAGGGGGCATAGAACGAGAATGGCTGAATAGTAATAAACACACCGACAACCTAGTAAAGGCAGTGTTCGGTCCAGAATCTATTGAGGATAACCATTATGCAAGATATTTTGTACGCAACAAAGCATCAATGGATGCCTTCTTTGCTCGTAAGAGTGCCGACGGCGGACTTAATCTCTCTCAGAGGGTGTGGAAATATACAGGAAGATTCAAAGAAGAATTGGAAGATACTCTAGATCTTGCCTTAGGAGAGGGGACACCATACGCGAAACTAGCCGCCAAAGTAAAACAATATCTCAATGATCCTGATAGGTATTACAGAAGATTCAGATACAAGGTGGGAGAGGATGAAAACGGGAAACCTATTTATGGGCTTAAGTGGAAACGCCGAGTGTTCGATAAAACAACAGGCCTATATTCATGGGTAGACGATAAGCCTAGTCAGTATAGTCCTGGCAGAGGTGTGTATCGTTCAAGTGCGAGGAATGCTCAGAGGCTCGCTCGAACTGAAACCAATCTTGCGTATAGGACTGCAGATTATGACCGTTGGCAAAATCTTGATTTTGTTGTTGGCGTAGAAATTAAGCTCTCCAACAATCATCCTGTTCTTGATATATGCGATGCCCTGAAGGGAAGATACCCAAAAGACTTCAAGTGGACAGGTTGGCACCCTAATTGCCGTTGCCATATGGTACCGGTTCTGGCAAGTCCCGAGGAAGTGGACCAAATGACAGAGAATATTATTGATGGGAAGGATCCTCGCGATGGAGTTAAGTGCGAGGATGAGATACGTAATATTCCTGAAGAATTCTCCCAATGGATGCAGAAGAATGAAAGTCGAATATCGGAGGCCAAAGAACGTGGGACTCTGCCGTATTTTCTTAAGGATAATGAGAAATTATTGTCTACTTATAATTCTAATAATTCTTCAAAAAGGATTAAGTCTTACCAATATAGTTATCCAGAGGAAAATGAATTAATTGGTATTTCTGATGAGATTTAGGAGAAAATAATAAAAGCTAGGACCTCAAATGAAAACAGGTTAAATGTTATCCTTGAGCCATTCTCGTATGTGTTAATTGAATATGTAAGAAAAATTAAGGGTGTAAAAAAACAGAATCGTATATTTGAAGAAATAATAAACGATAAAAGATGTGTCCTTTTAAATGATTGCAATGGTATACGGACAACTGCGTATAAAGAACATAGAGGATGGAAGGCAAGCACCTGGGCAAAAACAATGCAAATGGCAAATAATCTAAATGATTTTAAAATTCCTGTTTGTTTTCTCCCAGAGTCTAATACTATTTCATCTGCAGATGCTATTATTAGATATAATAAAAGATGGAGAATATGTGATTTTAAGTATTGTATTTCAACCAATTCTAATACTATTTCTGGAGAATTGATAAAGGGTTTTAAACAAGCGGATACAATTGTCCTAAAATTAGAAAATGCAAATCTGGGTGTTTTACGTGATGCAATAGAGCAAGTTAAGAGGAAAAAATACTACGGGGACTTATTGGTTATTAATAAACGTGGAAAAACACAATACATCTCTGTCAAAGAGATTCAAAGTGGTAAATATCTAACCAAATTAAGAGGTTTCCTATAAAAAAAAGACAAATAAAATTGTCTTTTTTTTGTACAAATCGAGCATTGGATATTATGGTCTTACCCAACCAACTATCGGTCTCATGCGTACCGCAAATCGATGTTGTACGGGTGGAATTGGCGCACCGTTTCCAATGCAAATATACTAAATTTATTCTAAATGCAAATAATATTGATCATACTAAAATTTATTAAAATAAATGTGTTTAACAAACACATATTAAAAAGAAAATTATATATTTGCACTGGTATCAACCATAAAACAAACAATACATGAATAAAACACTTTTTGATAAGGTCAAGAACCTTTGCAAAGATTATGGATTGTCAGAGAAGTATCTCCAAGAGGTAACCGAGATTCTAGGTGGCCATATTGCCGATGATTCTACCGACACCGAAGAGATCGAGAAAGTTGCAAATATGGTGGCATCCTTGGGGAAACCCGGTCAGGCAGAAGCAACCAGATGGGCAGCTAAAAAGGACAAAAAGCCTGTGCCGAAAAAGAGATCTGAAGATGACGAGGAAGAAGAGGATGAGGACGTCAAGAAGAAGTCCAAGTCTAAAAAATCCGAGGAGGAAGATGATCCTATGGAAGCACGTATTAAAGCTCTTGAAGATGAATTGGCAAAATCAAAGGCAGAAAAGTCTAAACTTGCCAGGACATCTGAGATTGAAAAGGCCATGGAAAAACACAAAATTCCACAATATCTCAGAACTCGTTTCGCCAAATCTATTGACGATGAAGAGGATATTGAGGATGCCGTAAAATCTTACAAACAGGAGTTGATTACAAATGGCTTAGACAAGGCCGATGCAGAAGGTTCAAAAGCAGTATCCGACAAAGACATTGATGATGCCTCAGAGGATTTGCTTAAATCAATTTCAACAAAACAAGATTAAAAACTAATCGACTATGAAACGTAGTAAACGCAGTTTTTCGGGATCACGTCCCGTGTTCACTGGGTCCGTTGCTATAGTTCCTGGTGGTTATAACCTGGACAAACAGAACCAGAGCTTCGAGCGTGGTTCTGTCATTCCTGAAGGGTCTCTAGCTGTCGTGGACGAAAGCAACCGTACAGTGAAGATCGTAAAGACCGCAAAGGTTATTGCGATTGATACAGACGATGCAAAGAAGATCAGCCTTTATGTAGGTGAGTTCTTTGAACCTATTTTCGTAGAAGGAGAAAAAGTTCTAAAAGCAGGTGCTATTTCTGGAACTTATGCTTCTGCGCCATCTATCAACAAAATCACTCGCACTGACAGTAAGTTTGATATTGAGCTCTCAAGCTCTATCTCTGGTCTTGTGGCCGGTGATACTCTTATTCAGGTAGTATCGGCGCAGTCTCCTGAGGTTGTTGCTGGTATTATGGTATCTCATGGACAGAGCGATCATGTTTACGTGGTTACTCCAGGCTTGGATTTGGCAGCTAATGACAAGGTGATGAACTATCCTCTTGCTGAAGGTGCTCTTATCGCGAACGCAATTTCTGTCACTTCTTATGACAAGCTTAGTGGTAAGCTAGTTCTTGCTTCAGATCCTTCAAGCGCAGCTGTAGGAGACAAGATCGTCAAGGTCTTTGCAAACGATACAGCAGCTGTAACTTCTCAAGCTATCGCAGCAGAAATCGGTAAAGCTACACGCCTTACAGTATCAGACTCTGAAGTGCGTGAGTTTGAGACTCCTATTGACGTAACAGCTGATACCATGCAATACGCGTTGTACAAGAACCGCGTAGCTCCTATCCCTGCTTCTCAGGTGAACGGAGAATACTTGGCTGGTAACCCTCACATCCGTTTAACAGAAGCTCAGTGCTAATCTAAAAGGAGGTTATTATTATGAAATCAATTTACACAACTCTTACAGGTCTACTCAAAGAAGGAAAACCTATAGATTTCCTAGCAATGTGGAAAAAGACCTTTGCCAAAGCCTCAGAACGTGAGGTAGCGTTGTTTAGTGAGATGTATTGCGACAAGTGGTGTGACTACAACACTCCACAGATGAGCCTGACAGCAGAAGCTATTCAGGGTAAATATCATCTACGCCTAATGGCAACACTTCTCAGCGATGAAGCACCAACACCAAACAGACGTTCAGATGGATTCGACATCTGGTCAGGTGAAATTCCACGTGTTGGTCACAAATTCCCTATGAAAGCTTCAGAATTGCGTAAGATTCTTGAAGTATACAAGAGCCCTTATCTGAAAGAACAGGATAAAGTAAAGGCAATCGAAAAGACCCTTCGTAACTCAATGGAGGATGCTTACCTAGGATGTAAAGACGTGATGGATTATATCCTTCTACGTGCTCTTTCAAACTGGGGTGTTTGTCAGTTTACTCCTGCTATCAACAATCCTGGCGGTCGAACTTATGAAATCGACTACAATATGTCAGAGGACAACAAGCTTGTGTCAATCTACAACTGGAATAGCACTAACACTGCTGCCGGAAAGGTGTCTCCTATCTTCCAGCTTGCTTCAATATGTTCTGATCTTCGCCAGAGAGGTATTGAACCAGGTGAAATCCTTATGTCTCAAGATCTGTACTTCTGGTTGAAATCAGACCCTAAGACTCGTCTTTTAACCCATGGTACAGACAAAAAAGATATGGTTGTAAAAGAAAGCGAAATGAAAGATCTTCTTGCTGAAAATGAGATTCCTCCTGTTTCTGTGATCAAAAGAAAAATGGCACAGGATGTAGACGGTGCCCGTGTCACTGTTGAACCATGGAATCACAATTTTATCGGAATCAAGATTGCTGGTAAGTTCGCTGAAATTCAGCCTGCTATCGAAGATAATGAGTTGATGGAAGAAGAAGACGTTGAGTATATGAGTGCTGGCAACGGTATTCGTATTGCTAAGTGGCGCACAGGTGACTCAACCAACCAAGTAGCAGCTGAATACACTCAAGGTTCAGGTCGTCTTATCCCTATCATTACTGAGATAGATCAAACAATCTGTTTCCAGGTTCGTGGCATCACTGAGGTTGATCCTCAGTCTGCTGAAGGCGATATCTACTATCGTAAGAAATCAGCCTACGATGCATTAATCACTGTTTAATTAGAGAACTGCTATGTATCAATTAAAAGCGAAAGTGAACTTTTACGATAAAGAGCATCCTGGCGTGTTATTGCATCCAGGAGAGCTCTTGTCTACAAAGTCAGAGGAAAGAGTAAAGGATCTTGTAGCAAGAGGCTTTGCCGAAATCGTGTCTACCCCTGTAACTCCTGCTGAACAACCAGCCGTGGCTGAAAAGGGATCAGAAACAGAAATACAAACTGAGGCTCCTGCTGAACAGGGGAATGTGGTCGTAGTTTCTGAAGATAATCTTGCTGACGTGAGACAAGCTCTTAATGCAATCGGCGTCAAGACAGCTGGTAATGCTGGATTGAAGAAGGTTGCTGAAAAGGTCGCTGAACTTTCTGAGGCACAGATGGCAGAACTCAAGGAACAGTTAACAAACAAATCGAACTAACATTATGGTACTCACGAAATTAGATGCCTTGATTGCAGAGGTGGAACCTTACACTCCGTCCGGTTCTCTTCTCAGAAAAGCGTTAGCCGACAATGGTGTTGCAGATGAAACAGCGTCTTATGATTCTGCTTCTGATAGGATAACCATTGCCAAATCCGCTATTGCAGTCCTTCGTAAACTCATTGTCCTTTCTTCCGATTCTCTCGGCAAGTCCTCTCAGGGATACAATACCGAAAATCTCAAGTCAAGGATAGTGGCAATATGTAATGACTGTGGTTTGGATGCTTCTAATTTCGTTGACGTGCCTGAGATAGCGGATGGTTCAAAACTCTGGTAGGAGATATCGTCTATGGCAAGGTATAACGGCACATTCAAATATAAGGCACTTGGGACGGCCTCGAGGGATTCCAGTACTGGATATCTTACAGGATCCTCTCAGAGCTTTGTTGATGACTGTGAATGCCAGATAGACAGTTCTTCTGTTTGGAAACGCGGTGAGGACGGTCAAATGCACACCTATAACTTTGATGTATTTATAAGTAAATATTCCAAGGTTGACTTCAAGGTTGGCATGACTATCCAAATCACCGATGAAAACGGACATCAGAACGAGTTTATCGTGCAGGGACTTGATAATTCCAATAGGAGATATACGGAGATATGGGGATAGTTCCAACATTTGATAGCAGTACCATTTCAGATCGTGTTAAAGACTTTCAGTCCAGGGTTGAAAAAGCAACGATTTTCCAACTTAAATATTTGGGCGAAGGTCTGGTAACATATGCAAAAGAAATGCGCAACTATACAGATCGTACAGGAAACCTTACAAATTCTATAGGCTACGCAGTAGTGCGTAATACCGAAATTGTTGCTTCCGATGGGGATAGTAAGTTTGGTGAAGGTGCAGAGAATGCTATTAGGATTTTACATAAATATGCCGATCAATGCTCAAACACTTACACTCTCATAGTAGTAGCAGGAATGAATTACGCTGCGTATGTGGAAGCCAAAGGATATAACGTAATACTCCCCGCAGAACTCAAGTGCCAAGTGGCTTTTCCACAGACAATACTCAAAATCCAGAAAATGGCCCAAGAAAAGGCGAAACATATATTCGGCATATAGATATGATAACCAGCGAAGAGATAGCACAAAAAGTCTATGCGCTGTTAAAAGCAGCGCAAACGGCACAGACCGGCAATACTCTGACTATTTCAGGGGTGGTGGACTATGAACGTAATGATTACTCGAAGGAGGACGTTATTATTGTTCCACACACTATGGATGGTGAGGGGTCTCTACGATATGGGCAGGTAAATGTGAATATCCATGTTCCAGACCTAAATGTTAGTCTTAATGGGGCTTCGGTAGTTAGAATCGATTTAAAACGATTGACCGAGATAAGGACGCAGGTTGTTGCAATATTGCAGAACCATGTAGAACCAAGCTCTGGATGGAACTGGTACATTGAAAGGTTTAATCCTCCTATCAAAGAACCAGAACTGAATGAACATTTCTTGTCAATTGCACTCCGTTTGGTAGTTCGTGAAAGAAACAACAATTAAAAACATTAATAACTATGTCAACACAAGCAACTGTGGGCATTAAAGCCCTTTACTACAAAGTGCTTACGGCACAAGAGATCGCTGCTGGGATAATGCCTTCTTCAGGCTTCCAGCCTGTTGATGTTTACCAGGATACCGCAACCTTCAAGGAATCCGATGGTAGCGTTACTACCCACAAGAGCGAAACCAGCTCAAAGAAGATCGTCGTAAGGACAAGAGGCGACAAACAGCTTGCCTTCTCAATTATGGATCCTTCTATGTCAGAAAGAGCAGCTTTCTGTGGAGGTACTTATACTCCAGCAGGAACTAGTCCTGCTACTGCTGCTACATACGAAGACCCTGAGACTTATGCACCAATCAAGATGGCAATTATTGTCCTTCCTGATGAAGGGGATGCTCTTCACATCATCAGAGCTGACGTGGTAGGTAAAATCAATACTACCTACGCCAAGACTGGTATTACTCTTCTTGAAGTAACAGCAGATCCTGAAACGAAAATCAAGTATACTACTGATCAGGCAATTCCTGGACAGAACTAAGTATTTGCCTGTGTAAGTGGTAACTATAAAGGATGCCTCCTATCCCCCGGATGGGGGGCTTTCTTATAAGAATAGAAAAATATGAAAGACGAACAAAAAGAACTTACTAGGGAAGAAAAGCTGGAGATAGAGGAACAGGCGATCAACGCCTTATTGACAATGGGTGTCAAATTCTCAGTTCCTCTGAAGATTGCTCCAAAGAAAGCGCCAAGGTGGATTACTATTTGGAATAGGTTATTCCCTAGTAAATCTATCATCTACAGAGATAAACGAATAGCAAAAGATTGGGACGTTACTCTTGAATCAGTCCCAGATATTACAAATCAGAAGATTAATGATTGCTACGTGCGTCATTTTACCATAAAGCCTATGTATTTAGGCACTATTGACCTTATACGCCTCGAGAGTATAGAGATTGAATATAATGAAGGGAAGATTCAGGAAAACCCCGTAAACGAAAGCAAACGCTTGTTCAAGTATGCAAATAGGCTGGCCAAGATTGTTGCTATTGCTGTGTTGAATTGTTCAGAGGCAGCAGACCCAACATATAAACTTGTTAAGCCGTTACAGCATTTCTTCTACACTCATCTCACTGTTGCAAAGTTGGAAAAGTTGGCTAACACCATAGCCGTGATGAGGAATCCCGGGGGTTTTACGAACTCTATCAGATTGATACTGGACAGTCAGGAGACGGCACCCAAAGCAGATCTGGTAGAGACACAAAGATAAAAGGTATGAGGAGCCCATGGGGGAGTAGAGGTGAAATCTGCAAAGCCTTTGGATGGACATACGATTATTTGCTTTGGGGTATCAGCTGGATTAACGTTAATATGATGACAGTTGATTCAGCGAGGATAGATACAGGATCTGAGAATGAAAATGGGGAACCAGTAAGGCATATAAAGCTTAAGACCAAAGAAGATATTATGAAATTTATAAACGGAGACTAATATGGATAATCTGAATGGTGGTTTAGGGTTCAAGGCGACTCTTGATATAGACGATTTCAATGTTTCTGCTCAGGCTATGGAGAAACAGATTAGGAACGTTTCTAGGACTTCTCAGGCGGAGTTTGAAGATATGGATAATTCATTGTTGCAATTTGCTCAACGAGGAGCGAAATATATCACGTCTTTCCTTGTTGGACAAGGAATGGTGGGATTATTGCAAAGTATTACTCAAGTCCGGGGACAGTTCCAACAGTTGGAGATTGCATTTGAAACAATGTTGGGTAGTTCTACCAAAGCTCAGACTTTGATGAATCAGATGGTAGAGACTGCCGCAAAGACACCATTCGACCTGATGGGTGTTGCTAGTGGAGCAAAGCAATTACTTGCATATGGTGAGGCAGCAGACAAAGTAAACGACACACTCGTAAGGCTTGGCAATATCGCTTCTGGATTATCAATTCCTTTGAATGACATAGTATACCTCTATGGTACAACAATGGTCCAAGGAAGGCTTTATGCTCAAGATGTAAGGCAGTTTACAGGTCGTGGTATTCCACTAGTTCGTGAACTTGCTGAAATGTACGGCGTGACAGCAGAGAAAATAAACGAGATGGTGTCCGCTGGGAAAATTGGATTTGCTGATGTCGAGAAGGTAATCAATAAACTTACCAACGCAGGGGGACAGTTTTACAATCTGATGGAGAAACAATCGGCTTCTCTTACAGGTATGATATCCAACTTGGAGGATGCATGGGATAGTATGCTGAATGAGATCGGCAAACAGAATCAGGGAGCACTAGCCGGAGCTATACAATCGGCCTCTTTTCTAGTTGAACATTATGAGGAAGTAATAAGAGTCCTTAAAGCTGTTGCTATTGGCTATGGCTCCGTTAAGGCAGCAATTGTTCTCAATACGCTTGTAACGAAAGGGTACACTGGTGTTGCCCTTATTGATAATATAGTTCGGTCTGCGAAAGTAGCCCTCTTAAAAGTCGAGGCATTATCGATAAATAAAGTTACGCTAGCAACAAAAGCTTTATGGGCGACCATAAAGGCAAACCCTCTTGGGTGGATTCTTAGTATTGTTGGCTTGCTTATTAGCGCCTTTTCCTTGTTCTCAAATAAGACAAAGGAGGCCAAAACTGTGCAAGGTGAATTTCAGGATGCTGTACAAAAAGAAATAGACGATCTAAATATGTTGATGTCTATTTTAAGGAATACAGCAGAAGGGACAAAAACTCATACTAAAGCAATTGAAAAGATAAATGCCATATGCAAGGAGTATAATGCTACGTTGCTAAAAGAGAATAGTTCCCTTGATGAGCAGAAACTTAAATATCAGGAATTGACAAAAGCTATCCAAGCTAACACCGCAGAAAAAATCAAAGCAAAATACACGGAACAGGAAGCTTCTCAACGTAACGACAGGGATGCCGAAAGTAAATCAAATCTTAAGAACTCTACAAAAGGGTTTAGAGATTATTATGTCACGGATACAGGAGAGGGATACTGGTATGACGTGGAAGAAATTCAAACTGCTACAGATGCATTGTTCGATTATATAGAAATGGATGCTAAGGAGGCGGCCGATAAACTAAGAACCCTCTCCGGCGAGGAATATACAAAAGCCTATAATGAATCCTTAACAGCAATAGCAAAATCATTCAAAGAGGCAACAGGCGCCAGTGAAGGGAATATGAGAAGCTATATGCGTGTCCTTGGCATTTATTTTAAATCAATCGTTGAATCAGCAAAGGCTGAAAGCGAGGCTTTAAAATCAACACTCTCACAGATAGATGGATACAGACAGATGGCTACGGATATAACAACAGAAACAGATTATACCACACTGTCATTCTCCGAACTTGAAACTAAAATCAAGGATACCCAGATGAGAATAGATGAGTTGAATAGAAAAGAGGTCAAAGTAGAAACGGACACTACGGATTTAGAAAATCTTCAGGATCTTCTAGGGAAACTGAATAATGCTGTTGAAATTAAATCAAAGGATTTGAACACTGAGTCAGGGATTTCAGCTCGTATTAAGGAATTGAGAGAGGAAAGGTCAAATGTTGAAATCAATAGTCAGAAGTATAAGGATCTGACTAAAGAGATTGAAAATCTCTCGGCTAAAATTCCAACAGCTGTAGGTAAAGCGGACAAAAACCTGTCAGTTCTCAGTCAGAAACAGATTGAATCTCAACTTGCATTGGAAGAATCGAAGATTAAAATTATGGAGGAGGGCTACGAAAAACGTAAAGCCACTTTGGATCTCCAGCATAAACGAAACCTTGCTCAGATTGAAAGGGAAGAACTAGAACTTTTTGAAGCCAGAAGGAAGGCGCAAAAAGGAGGTCTTTCCTCTGAAGAGAAAGAAGGATTCTCAACTCGCAGATCATTGGAAGATGAACAATATAGGAAAGCTCAGGAAAAACTATTTGATGGAGAAATAGACTACAAGAAAAAGCGGTACGAACTATACTTCCAATGGGTGAGGAATGTTGGTAAAGATGTTGCCGATTCCCACTTTGCAACTCTTTTGAAAGATGGCAATTCGTTTACATCATGGGTGAACAGCCAGATTGCCATATTGGAGGCTAAGAAGACGTCGAACCCTGTTGAATTTACAAGTGGCGATGCAAATACTCTCAATCAGCTTGTCAATCAGAGAGACGAACTCATGGGGACCAAGTCTGCTATGGATCTATTTAAGGAGAGCGTCCAGCAGTCTGTAGGTCAAGCTACGACTTTGGTTGAAAAACTTCAGGTTATATCAGAAATGAAAGAAAGACTCGCAAATGGAGACTTCAACCTGAATGATGACGAAAAAGTTCTGGCTTCATATTCCCTTGATGAACAGGACTCTGAATATCAGAAAGAACTTCGTCAGAGAGTCCTACAGGATTATCGTTCTTACGAGGAGCGGAAACAATCTATCCAGGCAGAGTTCGCAGCTATGAGGCTGACAGGTATTGCTAAGAATAATAACGATGTTCTAGATAAATTGAAAGAGGGGGAAGAGAAGGTTTTGTCTGAATTACTATCAGAACAGTTAAAGGCTTCGGATAATTGGAAGAATCTATTCCAGAATCTCGATTATATGACAGCAGGAGAGATTCAGAAACTTATAAAAAGCATTGAAAGCGATATGCAAAGTGCCAAGTTAAGCCTTTCTCCTGTTGATTATAAGGCTTTAATGGATAGTCTTAAAGAGGCAAAGAATAAGGTCGCAAGCCTTAATCCGTTCAAGTCACTAGGAGAGAATTTTACAAATTATATTACGTCTCTGAAGGACCTAAAACATGCAGAAAAGCAGAATCTATCAGATAAGGAGTTGTCTGTCTTTAGAAAATCGGTAAAAGATAGTGCGCAACAGTGTACACTCGCTATCGAACAGATTACTCAGGTTGTCGGCTCTATCGGTAATACAATGGCTAGTGTTATAGATTCCTTCGGAGCAGATGGCAAAACGTCTGCTATCATCGAGGGTGTAACAGGCGCTCTTGAGGGAGCAGGTAAAGCTGCTGGTGGTGTTAGCAAAATATTGTCAGGAGATCTCATAGGTGGTATTACAGATGTAATCTCAGGAATCGGCGACTTCATAATAAGCCTGAATGGTATGAGTGATGCCATGCACGAAGATGAGATTAAAGACCTTCAGAAACAGATAGACAACCTGGCTGATTCTTACGATAATCTGGGAGACAGTATAAGTCATGCATTCTCCACTAGTAAAGCAGACCTCATTAAGCAACAGAATGAAAACCTGAAGAAGCAGAATGAATTAATCAGACAGCAGATTAAAGAGGAAGAGGACAAGAAAAAGACCGATGCAGAAAGGATAGAGGATTGGAAGGATCAGATAAAGGAAAATGAGAAAGAGATTGCTGAAAATGAAAAGTACAATATCATTGATGCGATCATGGGTACTGATGTCGCAAGTGCAATAGATCAATTAGCTACGGCGTATGCAGATGCTTGGGCTAAGGGGACAAAAGCAGCTGGGAAATCGGCAGAGACAGTCAAGAATCTAATCAAGACAGCCATTATTGAACAACTTAAAAATAAACTTCAACCTGAAGTTCAGTCTTTCATGGAATATTTGTCCGGTGCACTTCAGGATGGACTTATCTCTGAAGCAGAGGAAAATATGCTTGATGAATACCAGAAACGATTAGAACAGATATCTGATGATTATTTAAGTAGGACGGGTAAGTGGCTAAGTGATGATGAAGAAGAGGATGAAGATGCCCTTTCAGGTTCCGTTCGAGGAATGAGTGAGGAAACGGGTGGTGTTGTCGCTGGTCGATTAAATGCTGTTGTTATCAATCAGTCAGCTCAAAGTACTATACTTCGTGAAAGTCTTGCGTACCAGGCTAAGATTGCACAACACACAGAGGAAAGTGCAAGGCAGTTGAAGGAAATACGCTCAGATCTAAAAGAAATAAAAAACAGAGAGAACTCTTTATTATCTCAAGGGATATCATAAGACTATGGACGTAATAGAACAAATTAAAAGGGACGGGCAAAAGTATAATCTATGCCGTCTGTATCAGTCAAAGCTGAAACCAGATCTTACCGTGGAAGACCTAGCAGAATTGTATTTCAAAGGGATTGATTTCTGTATAATGAATAATTATCCTACGGTGCAATTCATGAAGGACAATTTCAAGGGCAAGTGCGAACAGTACGGCATCTTCGTTGAGGACCGGAGTGTGAATGCGAATAACTTGTCAAAGGTGGTGATGATAGGGGACTGCAAAGGACAGTTGAGTTACGATGGATTTTCGGTTTCACGTGTGTTTGTTAGACATACTTCTGAAACTAAAATATTGGTGTCAGAATATGCACATGTATCCGTAGATATTTTCGATAGCGCAAATGTAACTATTGTTGTTGCAGGGACAAAGGCAAAAGTCCTTGTTAATATTTATGGCGAAGATGCTAATGTAAGCTGTTCTAGTGGTTTGGTTAAGGTAAGGAAAAAGAAAAGTTTTTAAGTGAAATTCAAAAAGACGTATAGTTATGGCAGATGTCGAATATTTCATTAATGGTGTGAACTTCAAAACTTATGGAGTTTATGTTTCCTCTTCCCAGGGGTTGGTAGGCCAACTTGCAACGAAAGAAAACCTGTCGGTTGATTGGGGTAATAGTCATGGCAAAGTAGTAGATCGTAGCCACATTCGTTACAAGGAAAGGAAAATAGTTCTGGAATGCTTTATTGAAGCTTCTAGTAGATCCGACTATGTTACAAAAGTAAACACATTCTTTGATGCCTTCCGTGCCGCAGGTACACAGAGGCTGAAGGTGGAATATGACGGAACCACAAAACCTCTGGTGTATGAGGTATACCTCAAAGATGAAATAGATCCAAGTAAGAAGTGGGGGCTGTTTAACACTTGCCTTATGGTTGGGACTTTCAAGCTGACACTTGAAGAAGACGAGCCCGTAAAGAAAGTTATTCGTTTTACTGGTTCAAATAATTGCTCCATTTCTTTTACATCATCCAAGAGGATTAATATTTATTGGGGCGATGGAACACATTCTTACGACCTCATAGGGACAGTGGCTCAAGTTCACAATTATTCAACGGCTGGGACTTATGAAATAATAATCACCGGTGTTATTGAGGATATTACAAATTTTTCAACTAACGGAACTGTGCTATGGAACAAATTACAATAATCAAGAAAGACGGAACAACTATTAACGCATATTCAAAAGAGCCATTCTGCACTCCAACATCTGTGGTCCAGAGTAAGTCTCTGATGAGCGATGACACTGTTAAGATTACGCTTAGAACTACCCAGCCTTATTCCTTCGGGAAAGGAGATAAGGTCGTTATCAATGGGGAGGAATACAAGATAAGAACGCAACCGGAGAGATTATTGCAATCTGATGATGATTATGTATATAATCTCACGTTCTATGGCGTTATGTATGATTTGATTAAATGCCAGTTCAGGAATTGCGATGCAAACGGGAATAGCAATAAGGCTATTTTTGATTTAACGTATTCCCTTCTGGACTTTGCAAAGGTGATCATCTATAACATGAATAGGGATAATCCCAATGAGTGGCTCCTTGATGAAAGCAATGTCCCTGTTACAGAGCCTATCACAATTAATTTCTCGAAACAAAATTGCCTTCAGGTTCTTCAGAGTCTTTGTTCTGATGATAAGTTTAACACTGAGTTCAGAATCACGCAGAGCAATGGCGTTAAGACAATTCATATAGGGACTTTTGGCACTGTTGTTACACCTCCTAGTGATGCCAGCTATTTTGAATGGGGAAGAGGTAATGGTCTTTTTACTCTTGCTGAAAAGAAAGTTGATGACAAAGCAATAGTTACTAGGCTATGGGCCGAAGGTGGAACTCAAAATATTAAAAGTGGATATAGGAATTATTCAGATCGTCTTCAACTCCCATATCCTCAGAGGACTAACACTCAAGCTCATACGTTATCCGATGGAACCGTTATTCCTGCTGGCTCGCAGACTATTGGCATATCCAACGATGCGAACCGATACATGGAGGATGCGGCTCTCAGTCAAAGCATAGGCGTAGAGGAAGATACTATTACTTTTGACGATATTTATCCAAAGAGAACAGGGATAATTTCTGCATTGGGTTCTACTGTGTATGAGTTTGTGGACAATACAATGGACTTTGACCTTAATGCTACTGATGGTAGCGGTAATACTCTTTACCTGATTGCTGGGACTAGTGCCAAGATTACATTTATTACAGGTCTTTTGGCTGGACAGGAATTTGAGCTTTCAAAGTATACTCATGCATCTCACACATTTAAGATAAAAAAATACACCGATGAACGCGGACTGTCAATGCCGACTGAGGACACAGCAGCCTTCCGTTTCGCAATAGGCGACAAGTATAAGATTACCGACATAAATATGCCCGATAGCTATGTTCAAGCCGCAGAAGAAGATTTGTGGTATAAGACATTAGACTATTTTAATACTGTTAAGCAAGCCAGAGTAAGCTATGAATTGACATTTGACAGAATGTACTTCTTGGATAACATGCCAAGTGGTAGCGATACTTGTGTCTTCAATGTTGGAGATTATGTCCCTGTTAAAGATACTCGTTTCAATATTGAGAAAAATGTCAGGATACAGAAAGTAACAAGGAACTTGATGCTGGACCATGACTATACAATTACACTTAGCGACACAACCTCTGTTAATATCATAGGCCAAACAGTAGCCGATGTTATGGATCATGAAAATGTTATCCAGGCAAACAACCTTCGTGACCTGACAAAAGCGAGGAGAGGGTGGAGGACAACTGAGGAACTTAGGAACATGGTATACGATCAGGACGGCTATTTTGATAACGAAAACATCCGGCCAAATAGTATTGATACCAATATGCTTACTGTCGGCAGTAAAGGACAGCAATTTGTTCTTACAGGCGTTGTGCTGACAGCCAACAAAGGTGGACAACCTAACGTCTTTGGAGCTAATGCCGGTGTTCTCTCTCATCTGACAATCAATGCGGATAGTGTTAGATCCTGGAATATGTCGGCTTCTGATACAACGCTAACGGACAATGGAGGATACTATTTATTCGCAAAATGTTCTAAATCATCATCTACTGGTTTGTGGTATATCACCCAGAATCAATTGCCTGTTGAACCGACATCTGATCCTAACAATTATTATTTCCTTGTAGGTGTAATTGGTAGCCTGGCAACAGGTGAAACCTTTAGAGATTTTTCTACCACTTATGGCTTTACAAGAATTAATGGAAACACCATCACAACTGGTAAGATAGTTACAAGTAATGGCAATAGTTATTTGGATCTCGACGGAGATAAATTCAAGATTGGAAATAGTTCAAGTTCTCTTGCCTGGAATGAGGAAGGAACAGGGAAACTTGTTTTGAAAGGTTCATTGATTCAAGCTGGGGATGGTAGTATATCTCCCATAGGAGCATGGTGTGGAGTGTACGACAATGCGAGAGTATACGCTAAGGGCGATGAAGTATCTTATACATCTTCAAATATAACAAGTTCTTATCGTTATAAATATGCAACAGCAAGTAGTGGTCATGTGCCCACAAATACTACATATTGGGAACCAATAGCAAACGGGACTGCTGGACAAAACGGATACAATACTGCAACTATACAATTATACAAGCGTTCAGAAACTCCAGCATATATAGACTGGAGAGACTCGATAACATATACATTCGCAACCGGTGCTCTTGATACAACCCCAGAAGGCTGGAGTAGAAGCGTGCCTGCAGATGATGGCAATCCTTTATATGTTACCGCCGCAAGTGCGATAAGCAGAAATGCAACATACACAATAGCATATTATGGATTTGCCGTTCCAGTGAAACTAACACAAGACGGAGCTAATGGAGTCGACGGAACCGACGGAGTCGACGGAACTGATGGCGTGTCAATTGTTTGGCAGGGAACATTCAGCTCTCACCCTTCAAATCCTCAAGAAGGATGGGCGTATTACAACAGCACCGACAAGAAATCATATACATACAGAAGCGGAACGTGGTACCAGATGACTATAGACGGAACAAACGGACAGGATGGGACAGACGGGTTGTCAATCGTATGGAAAGGGGACTCTCCGAATCCACCAGCAAACCCTCAGAAGAACTGGTGTTACAGAGACACAGATAACGGGCGCGTATATATTTACAACGGATCCGCTTGGGAGTTAATGGTCCTGGATGGTTCAGACGGCGAAGACGGAGCAGACGGAACAGACGGGCTGTCTGTTTATATTACATACCACAATAATCCTATCGATACCCCTCCATCGACTCCAACTGGAGCCGGAACAACAGGAGGATGGCATACCAACGCCACGAGCGCATCCAACTGGATGTCCCAGAAGGTGGCGTCATCAGTGAGCACCGGAACATGGGGAGCGCCAATCCAGATAAAAGGAGACGCAGGTGAAGATGGAACCAACGGAACCGATGGTTTCAATACAGCTACCGTGTTTCTTTTCAAGCGTAGCGCTTCAGCAATCGGAGAGATTACAAAACCAACCGAGAATCTGACGTATACATTTTCAACAGGCGTACTTTCCGGCAATCTAAACGATTGGTTACAAAGCGTACCTGCTTCAGATGGTAACCCATGTTATGTAATCCAGGCTACGGCTTTATCGAAGACCGATACTGATGATATTTTATCCAGAGAGTGGAGTCCAGTAGTAGAATTTGTCCGCGACGGAGAAGACGGGGAAGATGGTATTACCGAGGTTGTTGTTTACAAAAACTCTGCTACCACTCCCTTAACACCAACTGGAACAGCAGTTCCTCCTTCGGGTTGGCGTCTAGAAAAACAGGTTCAAAGTACTGTAGTAGTTACTTCAATAGTAAGAGCTCCAGAAACCGATTATTCCCATTACGATTTAGTTGAGGTTGGAGATGCGTTTAGAATTAAATGCACTGACTCACAATACCTAAATAATTTTACAGGTTACGCGCAGATAAATTTCACGACAAGTAAAGCCAATGACGAAATAACCATATCATTGCGTGCTTCAAGTGAATTAAACTATGATTGTGGTTTCGTAGCCCTATTGGATGACACAACCATACCAAGAAGGACTGGGGTTTCTACATATAACTTGAAAGTATCGGGAGACGGCGTTAATGACGTTGTAACTGTCCCTGTCCCAAATGCTGGTACACATTATATAAGGGTATGGTACATTAAAGATAGTTCACAAAATTATTACGATGACTGCGTGTATTTTTCTGTGCTTGATTACCTAGGTGGAAAGCTATGGCAGTCAACAGGCACAGTACAGGGAGGGTCTGCAACATCATGGAGCGCTCCTGTTGAAGTTACGCAAGAACCGCCTGTGCTATTCCAAGGCGAATATGAAAATAATAGATTGTATTATGGTAACGGGACGCGTAGGGATGTTGTAAGATATGAAGGTGCATATTACATTGCAAACAGGACGGCAGGAACTTTTGTAAACATACTTCCTACCAATACAAATTATTGGGGAAGTTTCGGCGCTTCTTTTGAAAGTGTAGCCACAGGGCTATTGTTCGCTGAACGGGCTGTAATTGAGAACGCTATTGTCAAATACCTACAAACACAGGCGACAGGGCGCAGGATAGAGGTATTCGGTAACATTATGAATATGTATGATGACTTGAACAAAGTTCGTCTAAACATTGAAGGTAGGGATATTGACGTTTCAAGTCCGGCAATTACCTATCCCATCACAGCGCTGAGGGATTATCAAAGATACAGGACAGAAGGTTCGGGGAGCTATACCAATACCGTTGAAATGGTGTCATTTTATTGTCCAGCAGGTTCTGTATTAACCATACCTCAACTTTTGGCGAAAGCACAAATGTTTCTTGAGGTTCAGTCTACTTGTGTGGGTTCTGTTGTGTTCAAATTAGTTAACAGCTCCGACACTGTAATAGCAACTCTCGGAACACTTACGTTTAACAGTGCAGACGCTACGCTTACCATCAATTCAAGTTCGCGGACAATAACAACGGCAGGGACTTACAGGATAATAGCTGTTGAAAACTATACTTACAACAACCCGACAGGGACATCTACTACCGAAATTGGCATAACCTGTAATGTAAGCACAGCAGGGAGTACTATCGTTGTAAGCTCCGATGCTCAGCAAATATCAATCGGTGCTAACGGCATAGTTATCCACCTCGGAGGAAGTTGCTACGCTGCGTTTGCGACTCAAAACGGTTCTCCGACTATTGCTTTACAGGCTATGTCGGGAAGCGCTATCGTCGGACTGAAAATAGACAGTTCGGGAGTGAAAGTGAAGCAGTCAACAGACTCAAGCTGGAGATCTATATAATAAAGGAATCGGGAGGATACTTTATAGCGTTCTCCCGATTAATTTATGTGTATTCAATTAATTCAAGTGGTCAATCGAACTATATTAATCGAATTATTTCTGCTGAATCTGCATTGGTACGTGAATAAGGTAAGCTCCTTCGATATTGTTCTGTACAATTTTCAATATGTTACTTTGTTCACTTAGAATCATGCAAGTATGGTGAATCCCTAAAACTAAATCTTGAATTTCCTGATCTTTTTCAAGGTCTACTATAGTGAGCCCGGCTTCTTTGCATTTATCTCTATTAATATGCCTATTGTGAATTTTACTTTCCTTATTTTGGCTAAATGTAGATTTTATATTCTCTTTTATTTCATTACTAAATCCTTTATCTGATAAAATCATATCTGTTAAATCGCTAGCTAATTGATCCGCGTGGCGACATTGAGTAATGAAAGTTGGGGTTAATTTGGATATTATTGTCTGCCATAATCCAATACTAGCAGGGTGTTTTTCAATATCTTCAACAGCAGAATAAAATTCCTTTATTACAGATTGACATGGGATACCATTTAATTGTGGGTCAAAAGGCCCAAGACATGACTGTCTACCCATAACAATTTCTTTACAGGAAACTGCAATCATAGATCCAGCTGACATCGCCATTTGTGGTACAATGGCTCTAATATTTCCATCAAATGCTGAACGTAAATAATAAATTATTTGCTCAGTAGCAGCTAAATCCCCTCCTGGGGTATGAAGAATAATGTCAACACCTTTAGAACGATCTTTCATGTTATGAATAGTTTCCATAAAGGCGTTGATGTCTTTATCAACTATTCCTGCATCTGCATTTGGAAGTTTATGCATAAAAGCTGAAAAATACAAGATTGTGTATCTCCCTGTCTTTTCAGACAACTTCTTGATAAACTCATCTTTTTTATCCAAAAGATATTGAACACTAGCGTTAGGATTTTCAGGTGTTACTAATTTTTGTGACTCATTCAGCAAATCGCTCCAACTATTCATAATGATACTGCGATGATTGATGAATTTGTCCCAGATGAACTGAATGTGTTATTTTCGTACGCTGAATATTGACGATATATTCCATCCTGCATTTCCCATTCAGTAGAAACGTAAGGTGATGGCTCGAACCCGTTCATAAGTTTATTGTATAATTCGACAGTGTTGTCTATTTGTTGCTCTGCCATATCTTCATATATTTTTTACAAATGTTATAATTTCTTCTCATTAATGCAATTTTTTTTGTTTTTGAGGTATCACTTTTCTTTGTTAAATGTGTTTGTTAAACACATAAAATATTTATATTTGCAATAGTTATCAACCACTTAACTTAAACAGATATGAATGATCTACGAATATTATCCCACGGAAAGATTACGGAGCTTTCGAGTGGTTTTAGCCTTGGAGGGTCTCCGTTTTCAATAAACGTTGTTCCTAAAAATACAACAACGGAAACTAGCATTAATGTAAGTTGTCGCTGCATATGCGATAAGGAGTCTTCAGAGCTCCCAGTACTATTTTACAATTGGTCGCCAGCTTTAATTCAGGAGATTCCTTCAAATGCGATTGATCTATCGGATTATGATGTGTATTGGGGCGCTGGTGAAATTATTAAATAATCAAAGATATGGGACTTGTTATTGGTACAACGGGACTCCACATTGGCGGTGGTAGCGCAAGCTCGCGATTCCTAGGGGACCAATGGTATGGAGTAAAAGGTAATTATTCAAGTTATGACCCTATCCTTACAAGGGTTGGATGCTTGGATCTACACAGGACTCTCCCTATTCATAATAAAATGAGGAGATTCGTAGAAAACCCAGATGGCACGGTTAAATACTATTTGGATCAGAATGATTCTCGCAAGAAAGTTTCTGGCGAAGTAGCGACTCTTGACAGTACAGACGGAAATGTAATGTTGGAAATTCCTGAACACTATTTTCGCTTTGACGTAACTGGCACTGAGTGGACCTTTGCAATCTCCGAGTATCCTATTCCTGGATTTGTTAAGATCAGTCGCAAGACGATATCGCCATGGCTCGCAACGGTAGATAACGTGAATAATAAGGTGGTATCTGGTAGTTTTCTTACATGGGATGGAGATAATATAGCCAGAGACGAAAACAATCTCCCTGTTTTCACGACCAACGCTGCCCAGTTCAGGGGCGGTGGAAATAACGCTTCAAGGGACGGCGCCGTGAACTCTGATTTAGGGATGGGTAGAACATCAATCTCTAGAGCAACAATGAGGAGTAAGTGTGTTAATGGCACCCACGTAGGATGCTTTAGGGCTTATAACACGATTAAGTGGTTTCAGCGTATTGAATATGCCAATATGAATTGTCAGGCCAATTATAATCCAACTTTAACAGAGGAGGGTTTCCGTCAGGGTGGTCTGGGTAATGGCACAGCATTTTCTTCTGGTGACTGGAATGCACACAATGGATACAATCCGTTTATCCCAAGTGGGGTGACTGCAACGCTGGGCAACAATACAGGTTTGGTAAGCTATGTCCTCCAGCTTGCTTCTGGAACAAAGACGTTCCAGGTACAGAGCTATCGTGGTTTTGAGGTTCCTTTCGAGTATATCTGGCATAACGCTGACGATGTACTTATTAAGCACAATGGAGCTACGGAATCAGTGGCGTACCTCTGTACTGATCCTACAAAGTTTGCTTCTCCTGCTTCAGACACACAGGCTAATCCTCCTGAGGGATATGTGGCAAAAACAAACATCCCTATAACGAGCTGTAATCCAAAGCACGAGGCTACAGATGGAGATACAGAAGCCAGTTTCCCAGTTGTTCCTGGTGGTAGCTCAACTACTGGAATATGCGATTATTTCTATCATCCAGGAGCTTCAGCGAATGGATGGTATGCTGCCCTGTTCGGTGGGTATGCGACTAATGGTGCGCTTGCTGGGTTCGGTTGTCTGGATACGACTGCTCGTCCTGCGCATACGCTTGCGCGCCTTGGGTTTCGCTTGTGCCGTAATTAGCGGATAGGCGGTATCACGGACTACACGGAGCCAGGCTGCACAGTGTCCTGGGCAGTCTGGCTCTTTCAAAATAATCAGGACACATAAAACCAGGTTGTGTAGGTGAGCTGCCCTGTTCGGTGGGAATGCGAATAATGGTGCGAATGCTGGGTTCGGTTATCTGAATACGAATAATCGTCCTGCGAATACGAATGCGAACATTGGGTTCCGCTTAGACCGTTTGAAAGTTTCACAAAGGAAAAAAGAGAGATAAACTCACAGACACCTACAGACCTTACCTCTTGGTAAAATAAATAGCATTGAAGCGGTGTAAGTAAAATATTTGAAAGCTCTGCTGAAAGTAACGGCACATGACAGAAGAAGAAATATATCAGAAAAAGATCCGGTGGTGCTATAGCCATAGATGCGACTATATAGACTATTCTGATGTAATGCCAAGACGACTGTATCGAGAAGGTACGGGGAAAATGAATTGTAATCGGAGTAAGATCCTGAAAAACGTATACGAATTGATCTACGCTCCTGAAACATTATTGAAGGCACAGTATAAAGCTCAACAAGGAAAAGGAGAACGGACAGAGATTAAGAATTTCAATTCTGACATATTAGGTAAGTTACAACTGTTATGGGAAATGTTGGCTAATGAAACATACGTTCCAGGTAAGTATCGTACTAAAACAATATACGAACCAAAGGAAAGACTAATCAGTATTGCTCCATTCTTTCCAGATAGGATTGTTCATCATTGCATTGTAGAAGTACTAAGAGAACATTGGAAACATATACTAATAGATAATACTTACGCCTGTATAGAAGGAAGGGACGTTCATAAGTGTATGGAGGATGTGCATAAAGCTCTTGTTAAAGATCCGGAAGGAACAAAATACTGTCTCAAGTTAGATATTAGGAAGTATTATGATAATGTTGACCATGAAATCATGAAAAAGATTCTTCGTTATTCGATATCTGACATTAGAATGCTCGGATTACTGGACAAAATCGTAGACAGTAATGGAAGTAACAAAGGGCGTCCAATAGGCAACTATACAAGCCAGTATCTTGCCAACCTTTATCTATCTTACTTTGATCATTATGTTAAGGAAGTAATGAAACTTAAGTATTATTACAGATACATGGACGATATTGTAGTGTTGCATGAAAGTAAAGACACACTCCATGCCGTTCTAGATGACTTCGGTCTATGGCTCGGAGCAGAACTAAAGCTTGAGATTAAACATACCTGGCAAATATTCCCTGTTGATGTAAGAGGTATTGATTTTGTAGGATTTGTTCAGACGCATAAGCAGATTTTGCTACGGAAAAGGATATTACTGAGATTTTATAAGAAATGGAATAACAGAAAGTTCCCTATCCTAAATGAAGCAGATTTTTCACACCTCTATAGCTCTGAATATGGTTGGATAACCAGATGCTCTGAGGTTCATAGTAATTATATATTAACTAAATGTATTCACGGACATGACAAACAAGGAACGTTTTGTAGTAGGCCTTCTTAGCATCGAGAGGCCAATTGTATTATTTGATCTCCATAACGGACAGGGCACAAAGCTGTACAGGCACAATATCAATGAGGTTGATATCGTGGAAGATGAACACGGAGGAATCCACAAAGCTGCTCCAGGAGAGATTCCGACTGGCAGAGGCTTTGAATATGATGAGCTCAGGGTCGAGTATCCGGCTAATGCCAATGAGGCTTTCAAAACACTTATCAACGCAAAATATGGCACTGATCGGGAAAGACAGTTGCAGAACGAATATAATTCTGCAGTACTTGGAATACTTTTTGAATCCTACAAGGAGCCTTATGTTGCTTTCCTTAACGAACGGATATCTCTCAGGGCTATGATAGACGAGGACTTCTCAGAGTAATCGCAATGGTAGAGGTTATTGATTTTTCTGAGGAGACCAGCACAACTAATAGCAATCTATTTGATTGTGATTTTAGTTCAGTTGATGATGTGATCAATCAGATATTGGTGTTCACTGGGCAGCCCAAAGGGAAACCGAAAACGGATTGAGAACGCTTATAGCTTTTCGGAAAGACGATGGTACGAACAGTGCTTTCTGGACTGATAGCAAGAAACTCAAAGAGGTTGTACTTAATCCTGACCGGATATATCCTTTTAGAGCGATTATTAAGGTAGCACGATGGGGAGACTTCACAGGGTTCAAGTTTTGCTCTCCCCAAGCAACTGTTACGCAAGAAGACTTAGATAACTTCAATTACTACAAACGTAACAAGTTTAGGAGGAGGTAAATGTAAACATCGCAATCGATATAATCGAACAAAAATAGATAACAATAGTACATTAAGTGGAAAAACATAGATTGTACTAATAAAACAGAAAGGACAAAAACAATGGATGCAATGATTATTTTATGGTTTGCGCTTGGCGCAGTAGTAGGCTACGGCGTATGCTATTACACAAAAGTTAAGTACCGCAAATAGCAGGCGGACATTACGGAAAATTAACAGGGGGAGCTGATAAATAAACGCAAGTGGCTCCCCTCTTCGAAAGGGAGACTTAGGTTATGGGGAAATATATAGATATAGACGAAATGCTCCAAGTCGCAGTTTTGGGGTATCTCATTGTACTTCTAGCTATGATAATAGATTTGGTCTGTGGTATCAGAAAAGCAAAAGTTAGGGGTGAATATGCGAATAGTACGGCATTAAGTAGGTCTGTTACAAAGTTTATTACTTATGAGGGCGGTATGCTTATCGCTACAGGCATAGATTGTTTCATTCATTTGGGGCGTTTCTATGAATTGCTCAGTATAAATCTGATGATGGGCATTCCTGTGGTAACTGTATTAATGGGGATTTTTATCTGTTGCGTTGAGTGGATATCTATTCGCGAGAAAGCAGATGCTAAGACTAAAAAAGAACTCAATCAGGCGTCGGCTGTGGTTGCTAAAGTTGCGGCTTCCATGCTCAGTAAGGATGAGCTGAAGGATGCGATGTCTCAAGCACTTTTAGAAACTTTGTCAAAGAATAAAAGAGATAATCAGGAGGATTAAAATGAAAATATTGATTGATAATGGCCACGGGGAAAATACTCCGGGCAAACGTTCTCCTGACGGAATATTTCGTGAATATAGTTTTACCAGACAAATAGCTAAGGCTGTTGAGGCAGAACTGAAAAGGAGGGGATATGATGTTCAGAGAATTGTCCCTGAAGAAAATGACATCTCTCTATCTGAACGTTGCAAGAGAATTAATAATTTTTGCGACCTTCTCGGTCCGGACAATGTCTGTCTGGTCTCTATTCATGTGAACGCTGCTGCCAATTCAGGCTGGCAGAAAGCTCAGGGATGGAGTGCTTATACTAGCAAGGGACAGACACGAGGAGATAAACTGTCAGATTGTCTTTATGCTGCCGCTGAAATATTCTTCAGCAACCGTAAGATTAGAAAAGATCTTTCAGATGGAGACCCTGATTGGGAGGAGGATTTCTATATTCTGAAGCATACTCGATGTGCTGCTTGTCTTACCGAAAATTTCTTCCAGGACAACCAAAATGATGTCTCCTATATGATTTCATACGAAGGTAGGAATGCGATAATTCAATGTCATGTCGAAGGAATTATTAACTACGTAAATTCAATTTGATAGCGTGAAACAGTTTCTTGTTAGGGTTGCGTCATATGTAATATTGATCGCGATAATAATTGTTCTCGTATATTTATTGCAAGGGCAGGGTAGAGAACTTGACAGGCTTCAGATCAACCAGGAAGTATTACTGGATTCCGTTAAATTCTATCAGACTGAAAACGGCAAAAGTGTAGCATCGGTAAAGGAACTCCAGCTTAAGAAATATGAACTTGAACAGTATTGCTCCGATCTAACGCAACAAGTTAAAGCCCTCGGCATTAAATTGCGTAAAATAGAAGCAATAGCTCAAGCTGGAACGGAAACGAAGATTAATGTTAAAACTATTGTTAAGGATAGTCTAATTTACATTGATAGGTATAATGTTGATACGATTAAGTCTGTACACTGGTGCGATTCATGGACGGATATGTATGCTACAATAAATAAAGATTCCCTGGAAGCGAGAATTACTTCAAGAGATACATTGACCGCAGTTGTTCATAGAAAGAAAAAATGCCTTTTCAAAAAGGCTGAATATAGATTAGATATAACTTCATGTAATCCTCATAACTCTATTGTATATGAGCGTTACGTGAAAGTAATTAAATAGTACTCTGTAGAAACAAATTGTTCGGGGTCTGGTTTCGTTGTGATAACGCGGCCAGGCTTTTTTTTTATTCATTGATAAAACTTGACAAGGAGGACCGGCGATGAAGGAGTCAAATATTTTTGCACATATAAAAATAAATATGGACATTTGCTGGTAAGATGTTCTATACTTCCATGAAAAAAGATGATTTATTAGTTATTGGTTCTTTAATTCTTTACATCTTAAGTGGATTAGAAGAAAGAAAGAGGAGTGTTTACTTCATAGTAAAAACTGCGTATTTTGCTCAACAAAAGCATTTAGCTGAGTATGGCTCATTATTATATAATGATGTTATTAAAGCACTTCAGTTTGGTCCTGCTCCATCTACAGTATACGATATATTAAAATTGTCTAGAGGTGATAATAGTGTGTTAAATTTTTATACTCAAGAAGAAAAACAATACTTAGCAGAAATCGCAAATAATATTTCATTCAATAATGAGTTGTTTAATGCTAAAATAAATCCAGATATGGATTATTTATCGGTATCCGACATTAAATGTTTAGATCAATCAATAGAGAAAATATCAGGCATGTCATTTAATGAAGTCTGTGAGGCAACTCATACCGAAAATGGCGAATGGAAAAGAGCTTTTAATTCCCGAAATAAGAAGTTGAATGAAATAGGAATTGCGAAAGAGGGTAATGCAACTCCAGAGATGTTGGATTATTTAGCTAACAATCTATATATTAATACAGCTCTTAGTTAATGGATTTATCCATATTTCCCAAGCAATACGCAATTAATGCGATTAGACCAGGATCTGTATTCAAAATGGTTATGGGCATTGATGACGGCATTACTCCAAAACATAATGATTGCAAACTTAAAAAGTTTGTTGTTTTGTCAGTAGATGAAAATTCTGTCTGTGCAGCATCATTAATTATAAATTCAAACATTAATAAGAACTTTCCTAATATTGTCCCATACCAGCAGGAGATATTTCAAAGTGATTATGACTTTTTAACAAAGGGGCATAGTTTTATTGATGGATATACATTACACGAATTCTCTATAGAACGAATAATTGAAACAGCGCAATTTGAAGGTGAAATCAATGAGTATGATTTGTCCTTAAGTGTTAAAAAATTACAGATGTCAGGAAATGTTAAGCCATTTCTTTTCAAGAAGTATAAACTCAATAAGTTAATGCTTGAATAATATGTTGAAGTTCTATTATGTGCTTTCCTCACCGCTGATAATCTGCTCCTTTCAGGTCATTTTTGACGTTGTTTCACAATAGTTTTACAAAAAATTGTTAACCCCAAGTTAAAGTATTGATAATTAGAAATAGGACTGCAAATTTCCTAAA